TTTTTTCCGGCACGGGATATGTATTTGACTGTATTACCCAAATGAAAATCTAAATCCCATGCTTCTATAACCTTAATTGCCTCATAAGGATTATCTACCCCACCATAATGATTGGGGTGGTTTACCATTTCTTTACTTTGCTGCATCTTTATACATTTTATCAATTTGAGAATCTTTAACTCCATACTTTTTTATAATACTTCTAACCTCATCCTCTGATAATATCTCTAAATAATCATCAGCTTCTCTGCTTGAGACCTCAAAGTACTTACAAATATACGAAATAATTTCTTCAGAAACAACATTTCCGCCAGATTTTTTTATGTATTTATCAAAAGTTTTTTTCTTTGGTAAAAAATCATAATATACCTTATACACCTCCCTAGCACCCATTTGACCATTAGTGAATCTTTGAACTTCATTTACTAAATCAATGAATTCAAAATTCATACTCAAATAACGATTGATAAGATAAACCGAAAACGATTTTTTATCAACATCTGAAAGGGATTCCCATTTCGTTTTGTTTTCTTTCAAACCACTCAAATGGTCAAAAAGAGTTTTAGCTTTTATCGTTCCTTCAGAACTATCACTTTTTTTCTTCGGGGGCATCGAATAAACCTTTTGGTACAAATTTTGGATGAACAGTTCCACACTCATTACAAACTACCACTGGGATAGGAATCATTGATGCTTTCCCATTTGGAGATTGAATTGCAGGTAGTTCTTTGAACATCATTTTTTCTTCAAAAAAGATACTATCACAATTTGGACAAGTAACTGTTTGAAGCTTCATCGGGTCTACATTGAACTGAATCGGTTGTTCAGGTTGTTGGGGTGCTCCCCCTTTAAAATCTACTAATTTTGCCATTTTTATCCTTTATTTACATTAAAATATTTACAAACATTGCCATTACATTTATTTCTTTATCCACCACCAACGAATCCTTATATTGCGCTTCGGCTATATTAACAATTGTAGTTCCAACCTTATTTCCCGCATACTCATCCACCCTTTCATATAGGGTTGAATACAACTTTGTATAATCTCTTACTTTTGAATCTGCTAATATTTGACGAATCTGAGTAAACTTATTTTTAGTATCTACTCCACTTTTTAAGATATCCACAATTTTTTCGGAATAGGTTGATTCGATGCTGGATTGTTTATCAATAACCAACCTACCATTAATAACCTGTCGCTGTGCAGCGTTTATTACCCTACGAATATCGGGGTATCCACTATTAACAATAACCGCAAGGTCTTGCATTTCAAATTGAATACCCTCATTAATTAAGATATCATTCAATCTTTTAGCCACATCTTTTTTAGTTGGTGGTATAATTTCAAATGTTTGACATCTACTTTGAATTGGGTCAATAACCTTTTCAGGATAATTACAAGTCAATATAAACCTCGTACTTTTACTAAATGTTTCCATTAGATTACGAAGAGCTGCTTGTGCATCTCTTGTTAGGTAATCAGATTCATCCAATATTACTACTTTCCAAGTCCGAAATCCAACCGATGCTGCAAATCCTCTGATTTTTTCTCTTAAAGTATCAATACCCCTTTCATCGGATGCGTTGATATAAAGATAATCACAATCAATAGCATTTACTATAATTTTTGCTAATGTGGTTTTACCAGTCCCTGCCTCACCATGTAGTAACAAGTGTGGGACATCGTTGTTTTCTATATAAATATTAACTTTTTGTATGATATGTTCATTACCAACATACCCTTCAAGTCCAGACGGCCTATACCGTTCTACCCATAAGCTATTTTCACTATTACTCATCTTCCTACTTCTTTTAAATATGTTTCTTTTGCTTGTTCCCAGCTCATTCCTATAATATCTACATAAAAAAGTGCTTCGGGTTTAATTCTCCCTTCATCAAACAGGGTGGTGTATCTGCGAATTGCTTTGGGTTTCCACCAATTTATAGTATATTCATCACCTTTAACAAACTTATCCTTCATAACCAACTTATCTTCTTCTATTTCCCCCTTCAGAAATTCGTTACCATTTTCGTAGAATGGTGCAAGATACACCCCCCGTTTGAATCCGTGATCGTAAGTATCAGATTTGATACCAAGCTCTCTATAGATTTGATGTATGATTTTTTGTTTTATCCCACTAACAGGCCCGTTTCTTTCGTAACCCATATTCGCACCATTCCTCTCCCTCTCTTCGGTTATCTCCCTCTTATACCAATCTGAATGGTTTTCTTTCAACCATTGATGCCACGGGTCATACACACTATCATCGGGCTTAGTACTAATCTTACCCTTACTTTCTCCCAAAGTTTTAAAATGCGGAATACCATTATATTGAGAGTGAATTCCATACAACGAAGTCGTTCCTAATGCTACCAAAACATCATCATACTTCTTTTTCCAATAATTCCTAACAATTGGTGATGTAGCAAGTGCGGCAATTAACTTACCACCTAAAAAGTTGTAACCAAAAGGTTGTGTAGAAACAATCGTAGTTGCGATACTCGTATTGTTTAACTTCCCCTGCTTAAACTTATTATCCTTACTCCACCCAATGTAGGAATCTCTTACACCCAAAGATGTAATATCAGAACCCAATGAAACCTGTCCTAAAACTTTACCGCTAACTCTATCCTTTATCCATATCTTTACATTTCGGCCAGGATTAGCAACAAACTCCATTGTATGGATTAGTTTTCGGACTTCTGTCCAGCGAGTAGATTCTTTTGGATTATCATCAACGATTTCTACATAAGGTTCTAATGATTCAATTTCTTTTATCGTTAGTTCTTTGTTGTAAATATCCGTTGGAAACCAAAGTGAATCATAGTGGGTAGCGATGGTTGCCTTTTTGGGCATGGTGTTTTTAAGGTCACCATTCCATTCTTGCCACTTTTTATATAAAGTCTGCTCTTCAACTGGCATTGAAGATAGATAGTTCAAATTATCAATGAACTTCTTCTTTTCAACATCGTAGTTGAATTCAGGCTTCGCTGGTTCAGTATCCCAAAACATATTATTTCACTTCAACTAAAAAGTATTCTGATTTAAAACCTTCACTCTCAAATGTACATTGTGCCAACCCTGCAGTTGCGATTTTTAGATTAGCTGCTTTTGGAGCCCGGTTCGCATTTAGGATTTCTTTCAAATACTTTGCAGAAAATGAAATAGGCCCAACCGAATCTTTGGTGCAAGTACAATCAACCTTAATAGAAATTCTATTTGAGTTAATTTTTGAATACCCCAAAATAATCTCACCCTTACCATCTTTACATTGGAAGGTAAAAGTATCGGATTCGTTCAAAGCACCTTTTGACTTGATGAACCTACTAATAAATTCATCACTTAGGGTGATTTCAGATTCAAAATCAGGCACCTGTTTGATATCCGGCACAGCAGGAATAACTGATAGGTCAGCCATCATATAGTTCACCGTAGTTGAATTATCGGAGAACTCCAATGCAGCACTTCCCGCAGTTACATTGATATTAGCATCCAACACACCTAATAGATTTTTGAGTTGGGATGTAGTATAGACACCAAATTCACCATCAGCAAATTCAGCATCTTCAGATGTAACAGTTCCCAATAGGGTTTTATCATCTGAAATGAATTTAACACTCATACCAGTTTTATCTGATACGATTTTTACCGATTCAATCTCACCACCTAAATTATAGCGGCTTATGAATCCCTCTAACGAAGTTTTTTTCATAGTTTTTTATTTTTTATTTTATACAATATACGAAATTTTTATCAATTATCCAAACATTTATAGAAAATAATTTTACGATTTTCACCAGTTGGCTTTACAAACTTTTTAGATAACTCTTCTGAATTATCCCATTTCATAGATGATGATTTATGTTCAGGTAAGCCTGCTGTAAAACCAATAGATTGCCAATTATCTGCTTTATAAACTGCTCCAGTATTACCACCTGCTACAAATGTAATGATATGTTTAAGTTCATCTCCATATTTTTGTTTCCAAGCAATCGGGCCTTTTTTTCTCAATTCTTTTAAAACACGAGTTCCTGCATTCTTTATTGATTTTACCATACAAAATCTCCAATTATTACATATTGTGTTGAAAACTTCTCTATACTCCAACTTACTTAATTGTAACTTATTTAGCAAATCTTTTGGTGGTGGATATACTGAAGAACCTATACCAATCATACCAACAGGCTGAGATGGAAATGAATCTTCTTCGTATATTAACCAATCAATTCTCCTACCAACAGAAGCGTTATGTGGAACATACGAATGATAGTTTTCAATTATTCTTTTAACAATATCTTTTTGAGATTGTGTTTTAACTTCAACTAAAACCATCGTTTTAAAATCCAAAAAATTGTGAAGCTTTTTGTAAATTTTTATTTGGTAAATCCCACTTCATCGCATTATAGAAATCATCTATTTTGTTTTGAAGAGCACCTTCCCAAATAGCATCCAAGTCGGTGTAATCGTTAATTATTTTTTCAATCTCCGGCGGGTCATTCCACCCTGTAAAACCAACGGTGTCTAACCCCAAATTGTTTCTTTTCAAATAAACCCACTTAATCTTATCACCATCTTTCATTGGTTCAAATTTAAATGGACATTTGTAGTATTTCAATAGTTGATTATATGCAATGGCTGATTTGACATGCGCAGGTGTTCCTTTAGGGAACTTACCCAATGAATATGTACCATCATCATACTTACTCAATTCTTTTACAGCGGAGTTCTTTGCTATATCCTTCTTTGGTTGAGTTTCCATCCCCTCCTTAAAATCTAATATCTTCTTATCAATATCACTCTTATTTACCCCTTTTAAGATATCCGATAGAACCTGCTCCATCACACCCTTAAAGTAAGTTGGAAAATCAGAGCGTTTAACATCCAATCCCTTTGCATCAATCTTATCACAGGGGACGGTGTTATCATTGATAATCCATTGAGCATATCGTTTTTTGGCAACCCAAAACCCAGACTTAGCAATCGTTTCCTGCTTAATATCAAATCGGTGTTTCTCTATATTGAACAACCTTTTTGACATTACATCATAGGTTTTATTAATATGCTCCTGCACCTCCTTTGCAACTGATAGGATAGCGGGCACCATTTCCTCATCTGATTGTTCATTGATAGTTGGGTTTCGGTGCTTTACAAGCGGAAGAGCTTCATAAAATACAGAATCAGTTAGGTGTCGGTGTAGACATTGTAGTCCACACCGACATTTTTCTTTTTAATTGTTTTTATTTTCATAAATTGTTATATTTCCTCTATAATCTATTCTTACAAACTTACAGTTTAATTGTGAGATAATCAAATTCATACGCCAAACATCCTTTGAATGTAATTCATCTTTTCTAAAATGATGTGGCTCATCATATTCTATTACAACATTATTTTTAATATCAAACCCATCTACAAAAAATGTAGTGTTTGGGACTTGATACTCCCCACCGTTTTCAGCATGCTGAAAAGTATATCCATTTTCTTTACCATATTGCTCTATAATCGGTATTGAGTTTGGATTATAAAAATGTGGAGCGCCATCCCTTTTAACACGTTCAATAGCAGATTTACGCATTCTTTCCAACTCTTCCGGTCTTTTTTTTCGTCTATAATTACCATTATCAGCACCATACCGTGCCTTTCGCTTAGATAATTCAAAATTCATACTATCGGCCACATCACGTCCATATTTTTCAATCCAAACCTTATAATATGATGAACCATAATTACCATTTAATTTACCAATATTACCACGTTTCTTATTATATTCATTAAAATCACTCTCATTCCAACCAAACTTATCTCTTTTATATTCGTAAGAATTACTATAAGCTTGTTTATATTTATATGTCTCCCATCTAATAAGTCCTTCACACTCACCATATTTATTTTGTAAATTTTCAAGAGTTACCCTTTTTAAATAAGTTGTTTCGATATCGTGTAATGGTTCATTTGGAAATTTTTTAATATAATCGGCAACACTCATATTATGATGTTTTAAATGAGTTGCGGTTATACTTTTATACTTTTGATTACATATTTTACATTCAATCATATACAGATACCCCCATGTCTTTATACATAAATAGTAGTAATTAAATTAAAACATCATCATTTTCGGTTAATTCTGAAACTTTTTTCGTTAAACCATTTGCGAGCTTTACCATAGTATTACTACCCATTTGGATAGTCTTTCCGTTTTCCAACGTTATATCATATATTTCACCAATTAAGTTGGTATAATACTGATTCGCAATCTTTTCAGTAGTTTGAATAACAGTTTTTCCCGTAATTGTAACTGCTTCTGCGTTATCAACATCATAGAATCTAAACGATGGTAATCCTAACACACCATATAATGAGTTAAGCATAATCTTTTGGACAAGTTGGCGTTGGGAATAAAACTTATACAAATCTTTATTACCCTCTTTACCATACTTTTTCATCAAATCTTTATACTCAACCCTTTTATCAAACCACACATTTAGGATTTCAGGTATTACTCCCACCTGCTGATTTGAGTATATAACTCCATTTGAAGCAACAGAATAATTGTTGGATTTTATCAACTCATTAAACTCACTATGCACTAATGGTGGTAATTGATTACTCTCATCATCAACCACAACATAAAGTTCAATTTTATTCTTTACATATTCCTCACTCGTAAACCCTTTAACCTTACCAACCTTTGTTTCAGGACTGATATTCAAACTCATAATAATGGATGGATATAGAGATGTTAAATCCAAGTCATACAACCATTGGTATAAGCCTGGTACAGGCTCTTTCACATACGCACCTTCAAACTTACCCTCACTATCCTCACCTTTCCTTTTTGGTTTGTTAGGAGCAACCCTACCACTTCTACGCAAGAATGTGAGTATCGCACCCTCTAACCACTTAGATGAAAATAAGAAATCTTCATAAGGAACATGCCCCGCGTGACATATCGCTCTAGCCAAATCAATGAATTGGAGTTTTGCATCCAAGTCCACAACCAATTTAACATCTTCAACATTGTACTCAATGAATCGTTCCAAGTCATCTCGCATCAATTGGTCTAAGTTTCCCGTATATTGAACCTTACCCCTACCCAACTCTAACTTTGAAATGGTATCCAGTCGGTAATTAGGAAATTCCTGATAAGTGTAGGTTTTGTAAAGAGCAAGGTAATCTAAGCAAGAAACACCTGCTATCACATAACGCTCTCTATTTTTTAGGTAATCCACCTTTCCTATAGGTGATAGGGAATTAGCATTCTTATGCCCCAATACCTTTTTTAACCTATTGTAAAGGTATGGTATATCAAAGAAATCAATATTCCACCCAGTTACAATTGTTGGATTTATTTCCTGCCACTTTTGAAGAAATGCCCACAACAAATCTCTTTCGTTGTTGTATATGTTTACTTCTGCACCGCCAATAGTTTTGTTCAGTTTGGTATCACCCAAAACATAAACAAAATAATCTCCAGTCGCAGAGTCGTGTGCTGCGATGGAGGTTATACTATTATCGGCTTTTTCAACATTTGGGAGACCTGTATTCATCTCCACCTCAATATCAAATGTCAATACAACATTCCCCGTTGAAACATCATCGGATGTTCCATACTCATCAATCAGAAATCGGGTGTAATCATTTACATCAGATTCATATAATTCTAAATTGGTATCCTTTTCCCAATAAGTAAGCTTCTTTAAGCGTTTACCATATATAGAAAAATAAGAACCATTTCCATCAGGTGTGTAGGCGTATCTACTATACTTTTTAATATAGTATCCTTTAACATCATCCCAACAGTGTATTGTGTTTGTTTCTTTATCATAGTATAGATTCTGATACATCTAATATCCTTCCTTTAAAATTGTTTTCTATATCCCAGCTTTTTAGTTGGTTTTCCCAACTCAATTTTGAAACCCATTTTGTTAAATCGGGTCTATTAACTTTTTTATCTAATAAATCATTTATCATTTGTTCAAATTCGCTCTTACTATTATACAAAAAGGGGTATTCATTTCCAACCATTTCTGGATAACAAAAATCATTTGGTAGTAAGTATGGAACTCCTCTGCTTAAACCATCTGTTGTAGACATTGACCATGCGGAATATTTTTGGAAACACCCTACACCAAAATGTGCTTTTGATAGTTGGGTTAAGTAAACTTCCCTATCAGCGTGTCCTATGTATTCTGTATATGGTTTGGGTAAATCTCTCAATGTAGTCAATACTTTGAAGTCTTTTCTTTTTTCCCATAAATTATCCATGATTTCAAAAAACCAATCAGCCCCAGTGTAAGCATCGTTTCGGTGATTAAACACTATTGTCTTTTCTCTATACCCAGCTGATGGTTTGTATTCATCTGCACCCAAATACCAAGGTTGAATAATCTTATCTAATTTTTCAATTATATGGGGTTGAAAATCTTCGGATGCCCTTTTCAGTATTAAATCTTTTACCCATTGTGAATTTACACCACACACCCTCATATTTAACATACCTCTTATATTTCTCCAAAAAGAATTATCATCTCTGGCGCCATTATCAGGTATTTCCCACCAATGCGAATATCCTATAATTGGTTGAGTTTTGTTGTAAATACGAGTAATTTTATATTCATTCGTCCATTCGGGTAAATGCGACCATATTAAGTTAAATTCGCCATTGTATTTACCAATAATTCTATCAAAAAATTTATGTGGATAATCCACCCGCATTTTTGGTGGAAAGCAATCCAATCCATCCATTTTCACTAACTTAACATTCGGATACTCAAACTGATTGATAATACCCGGATGATTATTCAAATCGGGATAAGGTAGAATCCATTCCCATTCCTTACCAATTTGAGTGTTATCTAAAAAGGATTTGAACACCAATAGGAACGAATCCCTATTGATGTCCTTTGCCATCCCAAAGTTTGTATAATTAGGTATTATTAATGCTCTCATATATTATGCTGATACATTTTTATTTAATTCCTCAATACCATCTATGATAGATTCCAATGTAGAACAACTAGCTCTATATTGTGTTTTTGTAATCAAATCCTGATTATAGTATTGTTCAACATCTTCCAACTTACGTTGATATGATTTTAATTTGTTTGGTTTTTTCTTACGTTTATCACCACTATTTGTACTAACATGCTGTAAACATCCATACTCCCATCTATTAAATGCATCTTCTAAGTGCTGCCAAGATGTACCAGGTAATGCTTTACCCATTCTTGCACCAACCTTAACCATTTTACCATCAGCATCTGATTCAATCCAATACCAATCTTTAGAATCAGTTGCGTTATCAATAAATGTTATTTCTTCATCTTTCAATTCATCATTACTACTATCACCCACATTATCAATAACAACACCAATTGCTTTACATATGTAGGGATATAGAGCTTTTAATTTGGAATTATATGCAGTACCTTGTTCAGTAAGTATATTTTCCAATTCTTGGCTGGTTATATCAAATCCCATAGGTGTTCCCTTTCTATCTTTTTTGATTTGAATCGGTTCTGTCAAATACTGCTCTATAATAGAAAGGAACGCTGTTACATTTTGTTTTGATGATTGCTCTTGTGAAAACTTAGCTGCCAATGCACCCATTGGAATAACTAATAATAATTTCCAAGAATCATACTTAATTAATTCTAAAATTTTCTTTTTATTAAATTGCTTAGCATTTTTTATATCAGAATCAGATGAATTTGGATTATTAATTATATAATTAATTGCTTTTTCTAATTCAGAAAATCTATCGGTGATATTTTTGAAAGATTGGTCATCAACTACTGAATCTAATGCTGATGCTATTTTTAGAATGCCAACGATATCCTTTTCTGCGTTATAACCCTTACCAATAAAATCTTTATAAAAGGAATCCATAGCTTGCTTAGATGCTTTCTCTCTACTTAACATCTCAAAAGCATGTGTTAATATTTTTTGTTGTTCCTCTATTTTTAGAGGGTCTTTAGAATTCCAATCAAACGATGATATTTTTTTAGCTATAAAGAAAGCTATTGTTGGGAATTGAGGAAGTGTTTCCCATACATCGGGCTCAGTATTACCAAACACAAATCTTCTTAAGTTAGAATACTCTTTACCAACTGATAACGTTTCGAATAAGATATCGTTATCAATTTTGTTATAGATATCTAAGTATTGAAATAAGTAGTGAGGACCAAACCATGGATTGTTTTTACCATTAAAGTTTACCATCTCATTAACGGCCTGAATCTTATCAGATACCATTATCTTAACATTCACTATTTCATTTAAGATTTCATCAATCCCATCTTTACCAATAATTTCATATAGTGAAAACTTTTTAGAATTTGGTTCAGATTCAATCTTTGATTTCCAATTCTTTAATACAACGGGTAAACTATCACCAATAGCTTCTTCAATTTCGGCAATTGCCGCAATTACTTGAGATTTACTAAATTTTGGTGTTGAGTGTGTGGTTGATACTGATTCAATTTGTTCTTCCATTACATTACCTCTATCTAATAATTTAAATAATCCAGTTGAATCATACATACTAGCAGGTATAAAATTGATTGTAGATAATCTAGCTGCTCTCGATAAAAGATAACGAAGATTATCAATTTCCTTTTTGGCTGAGCGGTTCTTTAATCTATTAGTTTCAGCTTTTCTAAAAAACTTTTCTTCTTGTTGTTCTAACTTTCTCTTTACACTTCTACTTTGTGATTGATATGAATCAATTATGTTACCAACAGTAGTTAGTATATCAATCCAAATAGGTCTACCATCGGTAGCCTTATTCTTAAGGTAAATTTCTTTTTGTTCGGATATGAACTTTTTTAATTGTGGAAATTCCGAATATTCTACCAATTTGGTAGCTACGAATCTCCCATGTGATGTTTCTTTGATTTCAAATAAATTCTGATTTGTTTTACTCATTTTATTTGTTTTAGCGGGTTAAATAATAGTTAAATATACAAAATAATTTTCAGATTTCCAAATTTTACTTACACAAATACATCATATTCCTGGTGTATGGGTGAAGGGAAACTGGACAAATAAACGAGTTAGTGATAATTAAAAATCACAAAATTGTACAATCGTCAATTTCATAAACCTTTGGATGTTTTTCTTTTAGTTTATTCATAGCATTCTCATAATTCTCAGCATAAATTAATTCATAACAAATTGGGTATTCATCACCAATACCTAAACTAAAAGAAAGTAAATAAATATTAACCTTTTGTGAATTTTGTGATTTTTCACTATCACTAACATCAGATGTATGTAATTTTTCATTACTCTTATCCAAGTTTTGTTCTTCTTTATTCATTTTATTTTTTTTAAAACTATTTAAACTTACTACTTATCCAAATTAAACATGCTGTTAATAAACCTAACCCACCACACAAAAATACTAATACATTACAGATGTACTTAATTGTTTTACTTTCATATTTCAGTGCGTTGTTAGAAATTAATACACCTAACGCACCCATTACTAACCAAATTAAAATTACCATATAGTTTTATTTAAATAAACGAGTTATAAAACATTTTTCTCAAACCAGTCACACATTGAATCTTGTACAACCGAATCGGAAAATCCCCAATGGATTCCGTCCTTTTTTATATGTTCTGGTAATTGATTGTAATAACCTTCAACTTTATCATCATCTTCAAGTCCTATGATGTTCATTTGAAAAAGGACTTCATGTATTCCACTTTTATCCGAATCTTTTAATTCTTTGTATTCCATAAAAAAACGTTTAATTTTACATTCATATAACAAGGTGTATGGGTAATTTTTTTACACTCAATCGTTAGTACCAATACTACATTCCGTACTTCGATTTAAGTCTTTCCAGCTCATCTAATTCTCTACGCTTAATATTTTCTTGATATTGTTTTTCTTTGCTAATACGTTCGTTATATTCTTCATCCGTTTCAATTCGGTTTGTAAAAGCTTGTATGGTAATAGATACATCTCCAAAAATTTCTTCTGTTTCAATTTCAATATATGTTACGCCAAGTTTTTCAAGCGTATCTAAATCTTCTTTTAGGCGTTTAAGTTCAACGCCATAAGTCCACTCGAAATTAAAATCAACTTTAAATCTTCTTACTCGTTTTTCCATTTTACTTATTTTTAATTTTATGTATTTTCTTATATTTTTAAATTATACCATAGGAAATCCGGCGGAGGAAATAGTTGTTGATGGTAGTGGTTTAGAATTTTTAGCCACCAATGCAGCAACCAACGCATCGTGCGCTGCTCCTTTGGGTTGTTTAATGATTACACCATTATAATTGTTGTATTGTGGTGCGGATGAACTCCAACCTTTTGAGTGATTACTAAAAGCCCGTTGGCCATAGTTAGCAGCAACCATTGGTGATACCTTTCCAATATTATCCCACCCACTTTCCCACTTTTTCAGTTCGGTTTTTTCCTTAAAAGTGATACTATCTTCGGTAAACCCAGCAATCATTTTAGTTGGTGCTTTACGGAAAATGTTTTTACGCTCCTCACGATTTATCTCAATAAACAATACTGAGCGGACTTTTACCCTACAAACCTTTAGGTTCATAGTGTAATCCTTACCATTCACTGGGATGGTCACTGCGACAACTTTACCTTCCAAACTTTGTAGTTCCATAATATAGGGGGGGTTTTTTTATCTTACATAGTAAAGATACGAAGAAAAACCCATATTTCCAAGCCTTTTAGATTAAATTTTCATTAAAGTTATCCACATTCCTGTGGAAAAGTGTCTAATTTATTGGACGGTCACCAAAAATTGACACCACTTTGTTCGGGCTGATAGGTGGTTTCGTGTCTCTCTATTTGAGGTATAAACTCTTCAGCATTTTTGGGATAATCCCTTATTTCGTGCTTCAGTTTTGAATACAACTCCCTCTTTTCTTTCTTATTTTGAGCAACGATTTGAACATACCTATGTTTATCAGGCTCTTTCCTCCGCCAAAAAGCAGGATAACCCTCCTTACCAATCTCCTTTTTCAAATGGTCTAAATTATTACTACCCCACTTACTGAATACTGTCCTACTATGTATCCACTTATACGGATTTTCTGTCAGAGATATCCCGTAGTTCGGCATCAGCGCAATTTCTGAGGACACCCCTTGGTAAATCCAATTGGTTGCCTGATAGATTTTGCCTAAATGCTCTTGTCCACTATCTGCATAAGATATCAGTAGTTTGATTTCCTTATCGTTTTCTCTGAACCATTTGAATGTTTGTCCAATAGCATAACTTTCAATGTTTGAACCATACCCATCATGCACAAATAATCGGGTCAACTCTAATGCATTATCTTTAGATAACCCCTCACAAATTGAGGTTGCTGCTTTCGCACCAACGGGAAACCCATAAATTGCGCATCCTATCAACTTTTCTGAATTACCAAATACATCATTTTCATCACCACTATAAAATATCCCAAATGCGTATCGGCACATTGTCCATGCGTGGGTATAGTGATAGGTTACAATCATATCCTTTGCTGTTGATTTAGCAATTGGATGTACCCTAACACGATTTACATCACAGTATTCTTTACCTTCAATTTTCATTTGATATAGGTTCTAATTTGTGTATTTCTTCCGTAATAATTTCACTTACCTTTGGATATGGTTGTAAGGGATGTTTTATACTATTCAGTATTTTCTTCCTATTCTTTTTATCCAATATGTAAAAATATCTATGTTTCTTTGGCTCTCGCCGAATCCAAAATGGTTTTGTTATTACCTTTTGTATCTGCTTTGGGTCATTTGTTCCATACCTAACAAACGATGTTCTACTATGAAACCAATCACCATCCTCATCCCACCTAAAACTCCAACTATCAGTCCATCGTAAATTATTACCCTGATACAACCAATTGGTAGATTGATACACCGTTCCCAAATGCCCTTCTTTCGGGTCTGAATATGATATAAGTGCCCTAATATGAGGTGTGTTTTTCTTTAACCAATCAAATGTTTGAGAAACAAACCAACTCTCAATATTACACCCATACCCATCTTCAATCCATAAGCGGGTCAACTCCAGCACCTCCGTCCGTTCTAAAAGTTCGGATATGGAGGTGCCAGAATTTCTACCCACTGGGTCACCATAACAGGCAACCCCCACCAATTTTTCATTAACCCCACCGAAAAATTGGTGTTCCCCCTCATCTAAATAAAATAAACCAATTGAGTAACTAACTTTTGTCCATAAGTGGCTGTAGTGATTTTTTATAATCATCTCCTTTGCCACCGATTTACTAATCAACCTTACACAAAATTTGGATACATCTGAATAGTTTTTACCCTCTACTTTCATAAGGCCATGTTAGTATATGTTTCCAAGTATAACCCTTAACGATTTTACGAATATTAGCAGGTGAAACACCATTGTTCCTTGCAAGGACTCTGATGTTTCTATGTCCAACACTCCACAACTCACGAATAGATTTTACCTGCCCCTCCGTAAGTTTATGTTTTGGATGAGATTCACCACACAACATATTAAATCTCCTCATTAAAAGGAATTTCAGTTTGTGAGTTCTTTGCTTCCCAAAATTTATAAACGATTTTTCCAATATCAGGCTTTCTATAGTTCGGACCTTTTAAGATTTTACCATCCTCTCTATAAATTGGATTACCATTTTCATCCAACTTTGACATATTGGAACTATGTACTTCATCAAATACATCCTCAATAATATCACCCATCCCATGTTGTAGAATTGTTCCTAATAAGATGTATAATTGGTCGGTGAGAGCGTCTGCAATACCAACCGGGTCATCATTCTGATTTGCCTCTTTGTACTCGTTTAACTCTTCCAAACCAAGCCTATACCTCAAATCGCATATTTCATCCGATTGAACCATTGGGCTTTTGTAATACTTCTGACCATATACCTCGTGAAATTGCTTCACCTGCTCTAATTGCTTTTTCATAACTATACAAATATACAAAATAATTTTTAAAGTGCCAAATATTCTCCTAAAGATTTTACTCCAATAATTCTTTTGAACTCTGAACCATCTTTCATCAATATCACCGTTGGAACGCTTCTAATTCCATACGAACTTGCTAATCCAGATTCCGAATCCACATCAATCTTTTTTACAGGTATAGTTTTAGATACCTGCTCCATAATAGGAGCTAATTGTTTACAAGGTGCGCACCATTTTGCGCTAAAATACCAATATTCTATCATTTTTAATCCTTTTTAATTTATTATCAACCATCACATGAAACGCAATCTGGGTCAGTTGCTCTTGCTGCTATATCACCCCTTAATACTGATTCAGTTCTCATATAGTATAAAGTTTTGATTCCTTCTTTCCAAGCTTCCAAGTGAACTTGATTTATCCACTTTGGAGATGCTTGTGATGGGAACGCAAGATTTAACGATACGGCCTGGTCAATGTATTGTTGCCTAATCCCAGCTTGCTTTATTAATTCTAATTGATTGATTTCTTTGAATGTTTTATACACATCTTTTACCCAATCAACTTCTTTACTTTGGATTACAGTTTCGGGCATCTCCTGAATGTTTGTTAGTTTGTTTCCCAAAAATCCCCACTTTTCTAACTCATCAATCCCTTGAACCGAACCACCATCTTCTAAAATCTTATCCCAAGTTTCTTTGTTATTGATTCCAATTTTACGAAGAACCTTTTCCAACTCAGGATTCTTACGAATGAATGTTCCTTTTGAGGTTTGCTCCGTAAATACATTCGCTGCCCAAGGTTCAATGCCCGGTGAGATATTACCACTTAACTTTGAATTAGACACCGTCGGTGCTATTGCCCTCAAGTGGGTATTCCGCATTTCAGTTCCAACACACCATAGAGGTTCACCATATTCTTTGGCCAAATCTCTACTTGCTCTTTCGCTTTCAATCTTTATTTGTGAGAATATCTTTCTCGTTTCAAATTGAGCGGGCAACCCTTCAAATGAAATACCTCTTTGTTGTAAGTAAGTATGCCACCCAAGAACACCCAATCCCAATGCTCTCCCCTTTTCAGCAGAACGAACCGAGTTTTCAAATCCTCTCATATTCTTTGCTTTCTGAATGAACTCTTCTAATACCCCATCCAAAAACCAGATAGCAGTATAAATCAAATCAGTATCTTTCCACTCATCATATTTTGCAAGATTGAGTGATGATAAACAACATACAAACGAATGTGATTCATCGGTGTGTAAAGCGATTTCAGAACAAATATTGGTCATAAACACCTTCAACCCATTTTTCTTATATGCTTCCGGGTTTTGTTTGTTTACATTTCCCTTATACATAATATAAGGTTCTCCTGTTGCTTTTCTCTTCTGCAATAACTTACCCCACTTTCTTCTTGCTTCTTCATCCCCATCCTCCAACTTACGCATAAACTTATCACCAACAACTGCGCATTGATGTAGATTAAGCGACTGGCGATTCACATCCCCCTTTGGTTCTCTGATTTCTAACCACTCTTCAAAATCTTTATGTTCAATGTTTAGATTAACTGATGCTGCTCCCCTACGAACTGCTCCCTGATTTGTTGCAAGGATTGTAGAATCAAATATTTTACAAAATGGAACAATACCATCGGATGTTCCATTTCCAGTGATTTTGCTCCCCGCAGGTCTTATCATATTGATACCAATACCAACACCACCACCATGCTTCGCAAGTAACATCATTTCTAAATTCTTCTGCCCAATTTCTTGAATAGAATCACCCACATCAATACCAAAACAGGAAATAGGTAATCCCCTATCTGTCCCCGTGTTTGATAAGACAGGTGTAGCAAGGTTTAACCAACCACGCCATATATAATCAAAAAACTTTGATGCAAGTTGTGGTTTATCCAATCTCCTTGCTACCGCAGTACATACCCGCCAATAAGCATCTTTGGGTTTCTCTCCTGCTAAAACATAACCTTTTGATATTGTTTTTAGGTAAACTTCAGTATGTCCCCAAGCGGGGTAATCAACTTCTTTTTCCCATCCTAATTCTTCTGCTATTTTATCTGCTGTATTCATCGTATCCTTAAATTAAAATATATCACCCCAATCTTCACCTTCACCTGCTTTACTATAATCGGTTGGCCTCATAGCAAAGAAATCAGTATGAGTCAATCCTCCCGTAAGGTGGTAAAACCACTCTAAATTACCTGCACTAACTTTATCATACTCAAATATGGGGTCATAACCTAATTCAACCAATTTTTCGTTAGCTCTTTGTTTTATAAACTCTTTTAAATCTACCGCTGATAGGTTTTCTAAATCACCCATCTCAAACATCTTATCAATAAACTTTAGTTCCATCTCCACCATCAACTTTGCAGCAA